ATGAGGGTCGCCGGGTACGCCAGGATCAGCTTCGATGACGACGGTACGGCTGCCGGCGTCACCCGTCAGACTGAGGACATCGCTGCCCTGGTGAAGCGCAAGGGCTGGGCGCTGGCTGATATGTACGTCGATAACAACGTCAGCGCTTACAAGAACGTAGTCCGCCCGGAGTTTGAGCGTCTACTGGCAGACCTAGAAACCGGCGTGGTTGATGGTGTGGCCGTGTGGGACTGCGACCGTCTCGCCCGCAAGCCCAAAGACCTCGAACGGCTCATCGACCTCTACGATCAACGCCCACTTGCGTTCGCCACTTGCCAGGCCGACATCGACCTCTCCACGCCGGACGGAAGATTCCTAGCCAGGCTGATGGTGAGCTTCGCTTCCAAGTCCAGCTCTGATACCGCTCGCCGAGTCGCTCGCGCTCAGCTCCAACGTGCCCAGTCCGGCGGCCTCAGCGGGGGTGGGGCCAAGCCCTACGGCTACCAGTCCGACCACCGCAGTATTGACCCCGCCCAAGCGGCAGTACTCCGAGAGGCTGCGCAGCGGATCATGGACGGCGACACGCTCATAGGCATCTGCCGAGACTTCGATTCTCGGGGCATACCAACCCCTGGCAAGAGCTTGAAGTGGAACCGCACAGTACTGCGGTCAATGCTCCTGAGCCCTCGCAATGCCGGACTGCGAGCTTACAAGGGCGCTCTGCTCATGGGCGACGACGGCGAGCCGGTCAAAGCTTCGTGGGAGCCGGTGCTGGATATGGAGACTTGGGAGGCGGTCACGGCCGTCCTCACGGACACTAGCCGGCAGGCCAACGGTGGGCGGGTTGACCGCAAGTATCTGCTGAGTGGATTCCTGGCCTGCCCATGTAGTGCTCGTATGACGGGGGCATTTTCAAAGGGAGCGCCGGAGTATCGCTGTCCCACGGATAGGGGATGTGGACGGACGCGGCGGAAGGCCAACCCGATAGACGCTCATGTGGAAAAAGCGGTGCTGCAATATCTGGAACGGCAGGAGCTGACCGACCATTCCGAGGATGTGCTCGATATGGGTGTGGATAACTCAATCCAGGAAGCCGAGAAGTCCCTAAGCAATCTCATCGACGAGTGGACGGCCGGCCGGATATCCGACTCCGTATTCTTCACCGCCCAGGCTCGCAAGGAAGCTGTGCTGAACGAGCTCAAGGCTCAGCGCTCACAAGAAAAGCGCCGCCAGACTATGAAAGCTCCGGTCGGCGCTGGGGTGAGAGATGCGTGGGCTATGACTACGCTGCCTCAGAAGCGGGCGATTCTTCGAGAGGTGATTCAGGCGGTGAAAGTGTTTCCGAAACCTGTAACGGCGGCGAAGCGGTTTGACCCGAAGTACTACGAGATTTTGTGGAATTGAGGAGCCGAGCGATCCTGGCTCTACGGTCGGGCGGCAGCTCAGGAGCGTTCGCCAGCTGGTGCTCTATCCAGGCTTGGTCGAGTTCCATGGTTCATGCGGCTTCGGTCAGCTCGATGTCGTTCTCAACTTCGTTGCCCCAGACATCCCATCCCTCGGTGGCCTTACGGGCGAACAGCTCAACCCGGGAAACGTCGCCCATGAGACTCGTAATGCGGTCACGTGCCTCCTGCGGCTTCTCGGAGTGGCGCGTAACAGGAGCGAGGATTACCTGGTGCACGTTCCGCTGCTTAACGACCTCCGTCGCTCTAGTACCTTTCTTGATACCCAGCAGGCAAACTTCGGCGTTGGCCCTGGTGTAGGCCCCCATCCCCCAGAACAAGCTCGGCGTCTTCCTATTTTGCTTAACCCACAAGAATGCGGCTGTCTTGTACTCGAACCCCCATGCCTCCATCACCTTCTCAGCTTCAAAGATGTTTGGGAAAGTTGCCCACATAAATAGCACACACTGCTCATCGGCCAGTTCTGAAATAGCGAGGTCGCAAATGTCCCTGGTCCTCATCGTAGGATAGTGCTGCTTAGCCATCCCACGAGAGTTAGTTATGCCACCGGACTGCCGATATTCCCATGGCGGATCAGCGTAAATCACTGAGTACTTTTTCACTCTTTGCAGCTCCCTTATCCATTGATGATGGAACTAAGGATCGCCGTAAAGTGCTTTAGCTGTCAGTTCAGAAAAGAGCCCGGATTAAGGATTAAACTAGATTAGAAAACAGAGCTAATCCTGGTCAGATTCTGGTTCTAGTTTGCCGCCCAGATAGTCGTCGATCAGCTGGATGCAGTCGGGGGCTCCGACGCCGAACACGGCATACCAGCCGCGGGCGGCCATCTCCCCCAGGTACTTCATCTGTTCGCCGACATGCTCCGTGACCGGCGTGCCGTCACGCTTGTAGATCCGCTCACTCTCGCGCTTCACCTCTATGGCTAGGCCCGCGAAACTGCCGCGGACCTCGTAGATCACAATGTCAGGATGCCCGCGGCGGCCGTTGAGCATGATCTGCTTGCCTGCCTGGGCCTTGGTCAAGTTCGCACCCGAGCCAAAGTCGACGTGATAGAGCGCGTTCGGCCAATGCGATTGCAGATGGCTCGTTATCCGCCGCATGACGATTTCTTCGGATTCAACCGGCAATTTAGGCATGAATAAAATCTCTTATGATTCCAACTTAACACAACTTAAAAACCCCCATTACGCCGGGGGCAGGCGGTTCTAAACCCAACGAATTCGTGGGGTTTAGAACAATTTGGTGGGATGTTCCCCCGTGTACTTCGAGAGAATGTCCTGGTATTCATCGGCGGTCTCTTGGTCGCCAAGGGCGGTGTAGCGCTCGATGATATGGGCGAGGTCGCGCTTGATGACCCAGTGAGGGTCGCCGGGCGAGAGCGGGAGGTGCGGTTCTGGGAACTCAGCCATCGGTCTCGTCCTCAACGGGCTTGTCGCCGCGCTCCAGCAGGTAGGCCATGAAGGCTTCCCGATTGGCGATGTACTTCGCCTTTCGCGGAGAGATCCACACTTCGGTTTCGTTTTCAGCCATGATTCTCACCCCTTTCAGGCAAGGTAGGCGTAGGTCTTGTCGGCCGCAGCTTTCGCTCGACCGAACAGTACGTTGAGGGTTCGCTTCTCCTCGATGGAGGCTTCGCCCTCGTTGTAGCGGGTGTTCCAGTCCTGGAACTCCGTGACGGCGTTGAGAGCGCCGTACTTGGTGTACCGGAATCCGTCGTCGATGGTCGGCGAGCTTTCCAGCAACCCAATGAGGGAATATTGCTCTTTCGAGAACGGGGCAGTTTCCTTGGCCGTCTTCGGGAAGAGCTTGCGCACCATGTCCTCGAACTGGCGCTTCGTGAACTCCTGGTCGAGCAGGGTGTTCATGCCCTTCTCGAACTCGTCCGCGTATTGCCAGGAGAGGTTCAACGTCCGGCGAGCCTCATCAATCGAGGTCAGAGCCGAAGCGCTGTGCTTGACGCTCCACGACTGCATAGCCGACTTGAGCGACAGGTTGAGCGTGTTGCGGCAGACCACCCGGATAGGCGTGACGTGGACGCCGAACCGCAGCGAACCATCGTGGGAGTTTACGAACGACAGGTAGAGATCTACCGCGTCTTCTCCCCCGATCTTCACTTCTTTGGGGATGCGGGCCAGCAACGTGTTGACCTTGCCGCCGGCCATGCTGATGGCAGTCTCGAAGAGGATTGACCCCTCCTCTGCATCCAGCAGGCTGTAGGCGAAATCGACGAGCTGAGCCGGTTGGATCGGCTGGTACGTACCGCCCATGATGGACAGCAACGTGTTGTCACTCAGCCGGACAATGCCCTTCTTGTCGAGCGCCATGAGGCGTTGACCGTTGGGCAGCGGGACTTCGACCGGCAGTTCGCCGACCTCCCAATCCAGGCCGGCTGCTTCGAGCAGCTCCTGCTTGGACTTCGGATATTCGGGAAGAACAGTGCCAAGGCCATGCCAAGGCAACTCCCGGACGCTGAACATGTCTTCTACTTCGTGAGCCATGATGGCTCCTATCTGTTTTTGGGCGCACGGAAGCGCCGGGTTTTTCGTGGGGTTTGGATTACCATCCGCTGATGCGGGTCTGAGTCCACTGAGAGGGCAAGAAGCCGCCATGAGTTAGCCAAGCATCGAGCGCCAGAATCAGCTCTACGATGCGGGCATAGTTCTCTTCGGTATCTACGTCTGGAAACTCCAGCCCATCATCTCGGTGGGCCTGTGCGTAGAAAGTACGAGCGCGGAGTTCTGTCAGCGCCTCAGTCGGGTCCATTGCAGGCCCCGTTCGCATACCAGCCGTAAACGTTGGCGGCCTCGATGAAGAGCGTGAGAGCCAGCTGTTTAGCCTCCGCCTGAGCGTGGGGCTGCGAGCTCTTGTCGTGCAGCTCATTTGCCAGCTCGACTAGCTCGTCGGTGGCTTTATCTATATCCATGTGTATTAGCCTTTCAAGGGGCGGCATTGGGACAATTAGAACTATGAACCAATTCCACTTGCGTTAAAAGGGCAATAAAAAGCCCCGGCATTTCTGCCAGGGCTGCTACCTGCACTCACACTGAACTCCGTGAATAGAGTACTACTTTGAGAGCTTGTTTAGAAGATCAATTATTGGCTTGCTGAGAATATCGAACACCAGCTTGAAGGCCTTATAGACCGTGTTAGCTTTGATCTTCTCAGTAATTTTGCTGGCTTCGTTCATGTCCATGGGAATCTCCTTACTTATTGGGGACGTTAGGGTTGAGCGCGTCTTTGACGGTGTTGAGCAAAGTAACCGCGGCCAGCACGGCAGCGGCGAGAGCGGCGTTGTCCGAGTGGAAGTTTTGGAGCGCCATCACGATAGGGGTCACGACGGTGGCGGCTATACCGAGGCCTGCACGTCCCTGGGTGGTGCCGAAGAAGTCACGCAGTTGCTTCGCTAGATTTGCCCACTTGGGCTCACCAGGAGCCGCAGGGATTGCGGGAACACTGGGAGTGGTAGAACTAGGCGACTGAACCGGCAGAGTCGCTTGTGCGGCCCTGAGTGCTGCCTCAAGCGTTTCTATCTGTTTATTCAGGCCGGCAGTGGTGCTGTCGCTCTTTGCCGCTTCGGAGTGGAGAGCGTCGATGGTGCGGCCCTGGGCTTGGGCTTGAGCGGTCAGGTCGGTCACTTTGGTAACTAAGCCGCTTATCTGGCCTTGCCAGTCATCGCGAACTGCTACCTGCCCGACTTCCTGGGCATGCGAAGCAGCGTCGGCCTCCTGGTCATCTGACAGAATCTCCAGCGCTTGTAGCCAGGTGCGACCCACCGCGGCCTGGCGGAACTCGTCGCGGCTGGCATCCCTGCCCCGTATCTGCCGAAACAGCTTGTTCCAGCGCCAATATTCGTTGTCTGCATCTGTGATCACTTCATCACCTCCTTGATTATTTGGTATGTACCAGCCGAGCACTCCGTCATAGCTGTGCCGCTGCATGTGTGGCAGTGAGCCGGTCGGATAGTTCTGGTCGAACGAAACGAAGTAGGTCGCGTCGCCCTCACCCGATGCCATGCCGACATGGCCGGCCGCGCCGGTGACTTTGGTATTGGCCGCCCAGATGACGACCGCGGCTTTAGGCGGAACGCCGTCCGGAGTGTTGGCAACCTTCTTGTAGCCAGGGAGACTGGGATAGTCGTTCCACAGGTCGGCCGCTCCCCCGGTGGTCGGGGTAGGTACGAAGTCCTGGCCGACGACGTCACGGTTGTAGAAGTTGAACAAATCGACGCACTGGGCGCCATATACACCGTCGAAGTCAGCGGCTTTGCCTGTCCATGTTGCAACGAACTGGTCGTAAGTCATGGGCGGGGCCGGTTATTGAACGAGATACGCTCGTGCAGTTTCTGGAAGCCCTCACGGAAGGCTGAGTGCAGTTCGCCCATCTGATTCATGAGGGCGGAGTGGGCCGTGCTTTGCTGATCGACTTTGCGCTCTAGCTGTTCGAGGCGGCGGACTATTTCCTTGTTACTTCGGCCAAACACGGCGTTATCCTCTTATGTAATTTCAGTATGTAGCTTGCGCTAGGAATTACAAGAGCGTCTATTTGTGAATGCTGACTATTCCAGATACAGCTGCGGCGATGGATGCAAGGAGCGTGACCAAGGCGGCGACGGCAGCTGAGAGGCCAGCTATGGTTCGACGCTCCGCACCAGAGGTGGACTGAGCGGTTACGAGCGCGTCGAGTTGCTTGGACGACTCTATTGGGTCTACTTGGTCGTGAATCTTCTCGATAGACCGAAGACGAAGTTCATGGTCGGCCACCCTGTCGCCCAACAGCGTGCTGGAGGCTTTGACTTCGTTCACCAAGCTATCGACCTTTGTCTCGACACGAATAAGTGTGTCGTGGTCGGTCTGTTGCATTTTGTCTGAATCTGTTGGCATAGCGATCTAAATGGCTTCCACCAGAATGAAGGCTGGAGCAGTTGCGCTGGCAACAAAATGCCCCGTGCCCGCCGATACATGAAACCCAACATTGTATGTCTTGGCTCCGGCAGACGGAGTAACTACTGCCATACACGCGCCCAGGCCCGTGATAGATGTTGTCCCCCCATTGTTAAAGTCGTTCGCGCTTAGCTGCGTACCCGAACCCACGGTCCCATCCCAAATTGTCACAACTACATGAGCTGAGGCGTTTGAATATATAGTCCCAGAATAGGCCGTAATCTTAATTTTCCGTCCTCCGGCGGGTATGGTGACGGCGGCTGTGAGGCCCGTAACTTGTACGGCGCTGGTACTGGCCGTGGTGAAGTCGGCAGCCGTTATCTGCGCATAGCCGAGGGTAATGGCGTTCGTAGTTAGCATCGCCGCACTCACGCTGTTCGTATCCGTCGTCGTCACCACCGTTCCGTCTGCCTGGTTCGGCACCAGATGGCCCTTGGTGTTGCTGGAGCCACCATAGAGATAGTTCATTGCCAGAGCCGCCGGCGTGCGGAGGTCGGTGATGACCGCGTTGGTAATGCTGCCCAAGGCCGCGGTGAGCGATACGCGCGCGAGTGAGACGTAAGGGTTGCCGGCTCCGATGCTGGCCTGGATAGTGGCACCGGATGGGTCAACCGGACTGGCGGCCGCCGTACCGGGCACCACCTTGATCTTGAAGGCTCCCAGGTTGTTCGTCGTCCCCGTCGTGACGAGCGAGAGATCTATGTATGCCACCACGATGTCTTTACGTGGGTTGGTCGGGTCAGCCGTCGTGACCGTCGAGTTGATGACGGCGTTGGTGTAGCCAAAGTACGGAACGGCCGAGGCAGTGGCGAAGAGTGCTCCACCGTACGAGGAGGAATCCACATTCACATCAACACTCATGTTCGCGCCGGCGGCCCGCTGGGTCACGTTAAGCGCTCTTGTATAGCCGACCTGATATTGGTGCAGGAGGATCTTTAGGAATCCCTCAGCGTCTACTGCTCCACCACCGACAGCATTTGTTGCCACTAATTCTGATTCCTGCTTATGTCATGTTCTTTCTTGACTGTAGCAAAATCCAGCTTGCCTGTCTTTAGCTTTTTATGGAGACTGCTCCATGTGTTGTCATCGGCCGATATTTCCGACACGGCCGTTGCCCCGATTACTTGAAGCGTAGTCCCCTCAATCTGCTCAATCAGAGCAGGTCCGTTGTCAGTATCTACGATAATGCGTTTGTTCATATGCCTCCTAAGTTAGCGACAGCGTTTGCGCTGGATATACGACTGCTAAATGCATGTAGACGGTGTGCGATATGGCACTCGTGTTCTCGATGCGGAAGACGTAACTCTTGTTGCCCGCTCCCAGCTCATCACTTATCGCTAGGTCATATAGCTGGCTGACGTCCAGCATGTTGGGGTTGATGCTCGCGCCATACGGCCAGGCGTAGTTCGGATTGAGGTCGTTGTCGATGTAGAACGTCGACTTGACCTCGGCCAGGTACAGGCGTTTCACCCCGGCGTAGATGTTGAACACGACTCCCCCAACCATTCCGGCGGTGTACACAGTGGTAAGGCTGGCCTGGGAAGAAGTCACGATGTTCATGTTGTCCGCCCCCAGAAGCTGCTTGGCTTTCATTGCCTCAATATCTCGCCGCATGTCGGCAAGTTCTTTGATGATGCGCTTTTCTGGGGTGAGTTCGGCTTTATTGATCATGGCATTACCTGCTTAAATACAGTCGAACATCCTCATTGTCGTTTTCATCGATGGATAGGTCAATGCGCTCAATTCGATACATAGCGTTGATGTTGCTCGTCAGCCCATACCCGCCGATTTTCACCGTGACGTAGTCGCCAATGTGATAATCCGTCACGAAGGGAGCGACGTTGCCGTTGACAGAAATAGTCGGTATCTCGAAGGGTGTCGCCACCGCCGCCAGTTCTGCATTGCCTTGCTCGGTGAGGGTCGCCGTGTCTATGGTCGAGCTCTCGAGGAGCTTGTCTTCCAGCACCTTGTAGTTGATCTGCGAGTTGGTGTCATCCACCGTCACCCGGGCTGACCCGTCCGTGCCCGAGCCGGAGCCCAATACCCGAATGTGGTTCGCCGTCATCGTGCCGTCGAGCGGCAGCCTGAAGCTGCGGATGTTGCCGGGATACTCAAAGACCAGCTCCGGCCGCTGCGAGCCGATGGCCGCGTAGGTGTTGAAGACCTTGTTGTAGGTGAATTCGAAATCAAATGGAGCCACCTGTACCTTGGTCAGCTTCTGGATCGAGTCCTTGATTTCATCATCTAGATAGGTACGGTCGTGAACGCCGACTGTAGCTAGCGTTCCGATGGTCACCCCAAAGTCCCAGTTAGCTCCCTGGGCCTGGGATTCGGTGATGAGGGTCGCGGCGATGGTCGTTGCCTGGGTGGCCGCAAAAATGCGAGAGGCCGCGGTGTAGCGCTTCTTGAACAGGTTCAGGAATCCGGTGGCTTTCAGCTCGATGTACTGCTCATCCGGAGTCACGGTGATGTTGCGGTAGAGCAACTTGGCACCGCACAGGTAGGTCTTCCCCCGCCGGACCCTTACCTCCGTACTGTTAGGCACCAAGAGACTGGCCGGGTTTACATGGGCGAGCCGGCAGTAGTTCTCAAAGTCATTGAGATCCAATGTCCAGGACACATCGTCAGCTTCGTTTCGACTCAAGATGATTTGCCTGGACTTTGATCGGCCGCTCAGGTCGGCCAGCATGACGCCGCTAGTAGTCCAGAGCTCGAAGGCAAACTTCGACGGCTGCATCAGATACCCACATAGGCGACGTTGCCGGTCACCTCCATCGTCATGCCGTCACTGCTGGAGGAAGTGTTGAACTGTATGGGAGACACAACGCCGGCTTGTGCCGAGAACCAATCCGAGTCCACGTCCTTGTAGCTGAGCAGGCTTGTTGAGCCGTTGAGCACGATGGTCTTGTTCTTCATGTCGATGACGATCACGTCGGATGAAAGCGTGGTCGTGTAGTTGAGCTTCATGTTTTTACCCCGCAGAGGCGAGTAGATGTACGGGTTCGACCCGACGCCGCGCAGGGTGATGAGAAGCGGCGCATCGGCGTTGCCGTAGTTGTAGGCCGAAGCGTTCCCACCTGTGCCGGTGCCGAATTCAAACGTCGGGTCAAAGATGAGCGGGAAGCTCACCGTACCGCCGCTGGGCCTGGTCACGGCTCCGCTGGTAAACGCTGCGCCGTAGATGTTTGGGTCCGGGCAGACAATCGTGATGATGAACTTGCCCCAGGTGGGATACACAGAGTCAATCTGAAAGGTCTTGATCTGACCGCTGAAGGAATAGGCCACGCCGTCCAGGGTGGTGAAACTAAATGGCGTCATCGTCGGAAAGCCGGACGAGTCCTTGCGGATACGGCACATATAGGCGAGATTGCGGCGGGCTTGGTTGTAGTCAGCTGTTCCGGCGCCGTCCTGGGCTCTTACGGTACCTGTGAGAGTCACGAGGCGTGAACCGTAGAATGCGGCACCGATCGTGCCCCCATCCTCACCGGCGTTCTCATATGCGCTCACACGAAGCGGCGGCGCATCCAGTCCCGCATGACTCGTCAGAGTGAAGTGTGAGTCCGTGTAGAGCGAAAGGGTGTCGATGGAAAAATCAAGCACTGGCCAAACTCCACGCCAGCTTGGCATTAGCTTCTTCGAGATCCACTTGGTTGTAGATGTGGTTGGTGTTATTGATAGTCACACCGCCCGAGCCCCCACCCGCCATGGAGCGGCTCTCCGAATTGCTGTAGACGTCCGCTCCGCGCGGCAGATTCACGAGCTCCGGGCCACGTTCTCCGACGACAGCCAGGCCACCTGCGAAGTTGCGTACACCGGCGGCAAAGTGCGGCAGCTGCGGAATGTGGTCCTGTAATACCGGTATGCCTGAGAACGCGCCACGAAGGCCGCCGTTTATCAGGTCGATGATTCCGTTTCCGATACCGCGGCCGATGCCTCCCATGATCACGCCCCAGTTCAGGCTGGTGACGTAGTTGTAGGCGCGTCCAATGGCGTTGATGATGTCGTTGCCGGCGCCGGAGATCGCGCGGCCGATACCGGAAAACACGCCGCCCCAGTCGACGCGCGAGACGACACCGAGGACTGCGGAGATGGCCTCGAACATGTAGAAAGGCAGCTTGTAGGGTAGGAGGGCGAAGAAGCCGAGTAAGAATCCAAGGGTCGATAACCAGTTCTCTTTGAGCCAATTCAAGGCGTTGCTCGTAGCCGTTGTCACTGTGGTCCAGAGGCCGACAAAGAAGCCGCCGATGGCGTTCCAGTTTGAGATAACGACGTAGGCGATTGCCGCTATCACGGCTCCTGCAGCCGCGAACTCCGCCATGAGCAACATGGCTCCGCCGAAGGCGCCCACCAGGGCGACGCCTGTAAGAACAACCAGCCCGCCGAGGGCCCCTAGCACCGCATAAAGCGCCACTTTGTGGGTCTCAAAGAAGCCGAAGAACGCCTCAATGTATGGTGACACGGCGATCAGACCGTTGAGTAGGAGCGTGGCCCCCTTAGTCGCTACGTCAAACAGTGAGCCCTGACGGATGTCGCCGTCCGGCCCGATACCCACAGCCTGCCGGAGGACGCGCCCGAGCTGATCCTGGACGTTGGAGAGCGTACCGCCGAAGGTCTTGGACTGCTTATCCATCAGGTCGCCCCATTTGCCGGCCGGGCCGCCGAGCAGTTCCAGCGATGTCTTGAGGTCGGCGAAGCCCACCTGGCCGTTCTGCACCATGTCTCGGACTTTTTCGGTGGTGGTTCCAAAGTGCTGAGCCAGCAAGTCGATGATTGGCACACCAGCCGAAGTGAACTGCAGTAAGTCTTGGCTCATGAGGCGGCCGGCGCTCTTCACCTGGCCGAAGACGTTGATGAGGAATGGGAGCTTGTCAGTGCCGACGCCAGCCGCAATGTTGCCCATGGTCCTGAAAGTTGAAATGACATCGTCGCCAGCTACGCCGAAAGCCAGAAGCTTCTTAGCGCCTTCCACTACGTCCGGAAGCTGAAACGGTGTCGCCGCGGCGAAGTCGGAGACCTGCTTGAGAAGCGTCCTGGCCCTATCCGCTGAGCCGAGCATCGTCTCGAATGCCACGCGGTTCTGCTGGTAGGCCGATGCCTGGTCGAGAGCCGCCTTCGTACCAAGGCCCATCACTGTGAGCAGCCCGGCGGAGGCCGCTCCCGCAGCCTTGTAGTTATCGGCAAAGAACTGGCCAATCTTGCCGCTGGCGGTCACTTTCTCGTTCAATCCGCCAATTGCCTGCTCGGTCTGCTGGACGCCAGCCGTGTCCGCCGTGGTCTTGATCAGAATATCGATATTGCTGTTACTTAGGGTTGGCATCGCCTACTTTCCTGACCTGGGCTGTTTAGCCTTTAATACTTGGGCTTCTATATCTAGATACTGCAAATCGCGGACAATCCGGCTATAGGGAACTGTGGCGGCCTCCTGTGGAGAGATACGCATTTTCCGGCGCCACAGATACACCTGATAATCCAACGATGCCGTGAGGCCAATGGCTTCTCCTTCAAAGGAGGCCATGAGGAAAACGATTAAGCTTTTTTTTCCTCATCATCCAGTCCGGTCGAGGACTTCAGGTCTGCCTCGAGTTGCTTCTCCAGGTACTGGATGTCGGTGGGTGATAAGCGGGCAACGTTGTCGGTGGTGACCGGAACAGGCGTACCGTCCGGCTCGGTGTAGTTCCACTTCTCGATAAGGGTGGCCAGCAATACAACCGTCTTGCGGATGTTCCCGCCCTCGGTTTCATCGCTCACCATAAGGTCCTGGGCGGTGGCATCGACGCGAATGGTGAGTATGGCTTGATCTTCGGGCTTGTTGGATGCCGTAGAGGGCAGGACGTACTGCTTGGTGCGAGGTTGGAGGAAGCTTGGCATGGCTTAGGTGGCCGCAATCGCGTCAATGACTTTCACGTCCCAGGCCTGTGCATCGGAGCTGTCGTAGTCAGCGTTGTACTCAAGCTGGTAGTACTCCCACGTCCCTACTTTCAGGTCCGGACCGTCGCCGCCCTTCTTGAGCTTGAGGTTGTTGAACGTGATGCGCAGCTCGTAGGTGGTGCCGTTGGATGCTGCGGCGTAGCAGCGGATGACAAGGGCCGTCTTCTTGATACCGGTGAAGTTCTTTACCTCATCCGGGCCGTTGAATATCTTGCTGATCTTCAGGGAAATATCGCCACGAGTACGAAGCAGGGCTACAGGGTCGAGACCGCCGGAGCGCAATTCCCCCTTGGAGTCCTTGAAGTTGTGCATGACTTCCCAGGTCGAGCCTTGCTCTACTGGTGTGTGAGTGGCAGACAGTGCAGCGGCGGCAGTGGCGCCGAAGCAGAACTGGGTGCGTCCCCATGTGAATGGAGTGGCGTAGAGCGCCGGTAGCGACTGCGTAGCCGGCCGGAGCACCAGCATGTCGCCGGCAGCGAAAGCGGCAGCCGTGGAGTTCAGGACGACTGTGGTGGCGGTGACGCTGGAGACGGTGAACGAGGTGAGCGAGCCGTCCGAGGCCTTCCAGATGTTGACCAGGTCGCCAGTGACAAGGCCGTTGGTAGGCGTGGGGTCGTAGTCTGTCTTGAGCGTCAGAGTAGTAGTTGAGATGCTGGCGATTTCACGTCCTTGGAATGAGCCGAGAGCGCTGATGGAAACTTTGTGCTGCATCTCGTTCTTGGCGAAGACCGGGGAGATCTTGGAAGCCTGGACGCCCCAGAAGCGTGTCACCGTCACACCATTGGAGATATCGAGCGTGTATGAGTTCGGATCGGTGAAGCCCAGGGTAAAGGGCCATGTGTATGGGTTGGCGCCGGTCACCGTGCCGCGGGTGAGCAACATGTCGAACAGCTGAGCCGTGGTGTTGGGCTCAGCCATGACGGTCAGGTCGCCACCGTGATCGCGCTGGCCCTGGATGGACTGTAGGCGGGCGAACTTCAGGCCGACGATGGCAGTGTCGTCATCCAGGTTGAGGTTGCTCGATAAGTTCTCGTCGTACAGCGGTACGAACGTATCGGGAGTCACCGGCGTGATAGCAGCCGTTTGTTTCTTAAAAGCTGCGTATCCTTGATCGCTAAGAGCCACTGGTGATGTCCTTGGTTACTTCTATAAGGCTGGGATTCTCAATGCGAACGGATGAGGTGATGAATTCACCCGGCTGGAGGACTCCAAATCCTACAAGTATCAAAACCTCCTTCGATTGATTTTCATACTTGTAAAACGTCTTCATATCTTCAGTATTTAGCGCTTTATGAATAAGGTCAAGAGCGGTTAGGAATGCCGACTAAATAACTCACGGTAATTGTCAGGTGGCCCTCAGCGGTAATTACGTCATTGGGTCGGGGAAGTGAGCCCAGCTCAAATTGCATATCAGCGTCGAGGGCAGCACCTTCCAGGCTCAGCTTGGTGCGGAGCGCCCCCTTGATGCTCTCCGGCAGGTAGTAACCCGTAGCGGGGTCACGTCCTTCGACGTACTCGCGGATGCGCTTCTGCGTCAGGTCCTGGTCTTCGGCGGCGCCCCAGTCCTCTTTCTCATTGAGGATGACCTTGATGACGATGGTCTCGGCTTCGACGCGGTCGGTGCCGGTGGGGCCGCTGGTGTTGCGGTTGCCTTGGAACTGTACGGCGATGGCCGGGAGGTTGGACTCAGCAATGAGGATAGGGTCGCCGTCGTAGAACGCCTTGAATGGACCGTTGGCGTACAGGTCTTTCAGGAACCGAGCAATGCGCTGGGTGGCTGATTCATACATCAGAGGGCCGCCAGTTTGCGATTCACGGCCTGGCGGACGATCTCGGCAATAGCCCGCTGACGGGCCGCGTCTAGCTCCATCATGGCCCGCCGGGGAAGCTTAGTGCGGGGCAGATCAGACTGGTGGTACTTGAAGTAGTCGGCGGTGTTTGTCACCCGGGCGGAGCTGTCGGTGAACGATGACCGGAACGAGCGTTGCATCAGGCCAGACCGGACCAGCATCGGCCGGCCGGGGAACTCGCGAGCCTTTTGCGCCTCAGTCTTTGGGCTCAGTCGCGGCCAAGGCATGCCAATGGCGCCACCATGGGAGGCAAACACTTCGCCGGAGAAGAAGCCCGTCAGGTACGTGCCAGTCTCGCGCATAGCGTCGGGCAAGCGGTCCAGGCTCTCCCCCATGGCGGCCAACCGCCGGACGGTCTCTCTATCGCCGGTGATCTCGATCTGGAGATTGAGGCCCATCTAGAAGCGGCTCCCGAAATCGCTCATGCGGAAAATCCGCTCATCGTCACCGCCTTCGATGTCTGTAGCCGTGGTCTCGTCGTATAGGTTGCTGGATGCGGAGGCGCTGGATTCAGCCAGGGCCGCCCCGGTCACGTCCACCACGCTGATGGCGCCCGTCTGCAGCAGCACAAGCTGCGCCCTGGCATCTTTCACGCGGGCCATGCCGTCCTTGGTCGAGCCGTCATTGAGGGTGCCGTACTGGTCGATGAGCAATAGGCCGGCGGCCAGCTCTACCGTCAGGTGATAAATCAGCTCCGGGACCGGCTTGGTGAACGGCACGGTGTACTTCGACACCAAGGCAGCGTTGATCTCGGATTCGGCGGCCCGGCGCTGCAGGTCGATGATGCTGTCGCTGAGGTTGATATTGCGGGCGAATCCGGCGGCGTTGCGGATCTCGGACAGCGCAGCGTAGTGGGCGTAGTCAGCACCCCGTACAGCCGTGGCAGCGGCTATGTCGGTGGCATCGGCGGCAGCGGATGAGCTGTAGTAGGTGACCTTGTACCAATAGTCAGAGCTTCCCGTAGAGTCGGTTCGGTACGTCGATGGCTGGTCTGGGTCGATGTCGGCGGGCGAGAGTATGGCCGCAAACGCGTTGTCGGCCGGTACAGTGCCGTCCACGTTGGCAGCACGATAGAAATGCACCTGGTCGCCCAAAACGGCTGTAACCGGCTCAAATCGATTGTGGGCGAATGCCAGTCCGGCTGTCAGCGTGACACCGGTGGCGCCAGTCAGTGATTGGATGACGCCCTTCTCGCAGCCCTCCTGGGCCAATGCGCCCAGATACAGGAAGTCCCCCACCACCAAGCCCTGGTTGGACTTGAGGGTGAGGGACGAAAGCCCTGCCGCTACGTCTGCATCAAGAACAGCCCGCTCTTTTATGTTCGCCGGTGCAAATGAATCAGCTTGTAGGGTTGTTGCCATTGCTCACATAATGCGGCAATGGCCGTTTGGCGACAAGTGGATTTATGAGGAAAGCAGATTCTCGACCAAGTCCTTGGCCCCCTGTGAACTCTTGTGAAGATCCGTTTCCAATGCCCTACTTACCCAAGCCGAGCCATGAAGGGTGTTGCTACGATCGAATCCCTCCATCTCGCCAACCGGCACGATGTGAACTCCCTGCTCCCCCAGCGCCTTGAGCAATCGTTCGGCGGCCACGTAGGGCTCGCCCGGTGGAATGGCTACAATTCCCATAGCCTTCACGTTCGGCCACAATTTTCCTTGCTGGACGGGCTCTACGAACGTGCGGAAGTCTTCCGCTATCTCCGACGTCCACTCACCGCCAAGAGACTCGACGATGCCCCGAATCGTCGCGCTATTGTTCAGTACATCGAAGTCCACGAAGGTGTGAGTCTCAACCCCTAGCTGCCTCAAAGCGTTAGCCAAAGCGGAGACACGCTGCTTGCCTCCGCTGGGAACGAGCAACACATCGTCGGCCTGGGAGCGCCGGCCAGTGTCGATGGCGAGCTGGTCGAGCACCGCACCATAGAAGCGGCAATCTGCGTCAGATTCGCAGATTGCCACCCTGCGGTGGAACAGACCCTGCAAGACGTTGGAGTATCGCAGGACCGGATCGGCCCAGGTCGCCGCGATCTCGCTGGGCGGCAGTTCGTGGAACCTGTTGGTGTTTGCGTTCCGGACGATTCTTACTATCCGAACGTCAGACTGGGCGCCTCCGTCGAGGAGCCCGAGCACAAAATCCCTGTTGTGGGTCGACACGATTACTTGTATATTGCGCTTCTTCGCCTGGACGCCTAACCAACGCCCCAGCGCCCTTGCTTGACCCGGATGGAGGAAAGCTTCCGGCTCGTCGATAAGGAGCATCTGTGAGTGCCCAGTAACAACGGCTAGGGCGAGACCCAAAAAGCTCTTGACGCCATCTCCCTGGTCTTCCAAGGAGGGCAGTGCGGCGACGGCATCCGCGTACTCGGTCGTGGGATTGCTGAACAGTGGAATTGGTACATCGACTTTGCCCATGCGCAGTCGGACATCCATGTTGGCCCGATCCAGCGTTAGGCGCTCGCCGAACACCTCATAAGCCAGATCAGATAGCGCTTGCTCAAGTTCGCCGTCTCGAAAGACAAGATGAAGAGGGCTACTGGCGGGAGACCCAGATCCGACGTGCCCCAAACTGGCGCTCGCGAACGACGAAAGAGAGCCGGCGCTCCAGTGCCTAAGGAAGAACTCCCAAGATCCCCCAAGGGAATTGGGATGAATACCGAAGATAGCCGTAAACGCATCAGGGGCTATCTGTGTGCCGCCGCCCATTGGAGAGTACGCCAAAGTTCCCGGTTGGTGGCCAGGCATGCAAACCGCAGTTTCGGCAAGAAAAGCGTTGCTCTCTTCCAGACGGAGCTGACTAGCCTTTTCCAACTGCAGCTGGCGCAGTACGACGACGTGACCATCATGGGAGTGCATGCGGACGGCTATGTCACGCAAGGTCTGAGACTTGCCTGCGTTGTTGCCCCCGACGAGGCAGGTCACGCCTGATTCGGAAATTTCTACCGAATCACCGGCATTGGACTCAAGTGTCTTTATCCTCACGCGAATTGTCATGAGTCCACCCTAGAACGTGCCGCCGACACTTTCGGGCAGCACACCAGGAGACTAGAGTACCGTCACATCGTCGCCGCCCAGGCGCGTGATCGCTGACTCCTCGAAAGCACCTAGAGTCACCGGCGCCGATGTAAGAGACGTGATTATGGTGCGATCTTCAATTGGCAGGATCGTGACATCGGATTCGGGGTGGAATCCACCCGTGGAGGTTAGTGCCGCCAGTCCAAAGGCCAATGAACTGCTGATCCCTGCCGGGGTGAGGCTCACACTCCCTGGCAACAGGCCGAGCGAACCAATCGATGGGGCAGACGGCACACTGGCAGGCGTAACGGTCACGGCACCGGGTGTCAGCGTTGGCGCACCGATGGTCGCAGTCGAAGCCAAGCCAGTGGGCGAGATGACATTGCTTCCGGCGACCGCCACAGCAGGCGAGCCAATAGACGCTGACGAGCCCAGACCGGCTGCGGATGTCGTGGTGGCACTTGAAAGAGTTGGAGAACCAATCGATTCGTTGGAACTCACGCCAGTGGGCGACACACTAACAGCGCCTGGCACGAGCGTTGGACTCCCGACCGCTGACCCGGACGCCACGCCGGCGGCCGAGATAGACACGCCCCCAGGACTCAACGTCGTCGCACCAATTATCGAAGTGGCACCGAGCCCAGATGGCGGGATTGTGACTGCCCCAGGTGACAGGGTCGGGCTGCCGAGTGCGGCAGTGGAACTAAGTCCGGTCGGAGCTACGGAACTGGTGGCAAGTAAAAGCGGCGAACCGATCGTCGTTCCGCTTGTGACTCCGCTCGGCGAGATGGAGACGGCTCCCGGAGACAGAGTAGGTACGCCCAGCGTTGAAGTCGAGGCGAGAGCGGTCGGAGAGGCATCGACGTTGCCAGGTGAAAGGGTAGGGCCGCCGAGGGGGACGGTGGAAGTGATACCCGTCGGTGACAGCGTTTGATTACCTGCTCCTGCAGCCGGGCGAATACCAATAGAGGCAGCTGCCCAGAAGCGGTTGCTACCACTAACCGTAAATGCCCCAGGGTCTTCGCTTGATGCATTCAACTGCCGATTAGCACCAGCAATTGAAACAGCCGAACCACCAGAGGATGCGCCGTTTATTTGGAAGCCTGAATAGCTCGCTGGGCCAGCTGACCATGCTGCGGTAGAGACGGCGCTGTGCCCTGCTATGGCGAGCCAAAGCGTATCGTCGGCGCCCCAGCTCGGAGTCAAGGATGGGGGGTTGGCAGCCGTTGCATCGCCGCTAGTGGACGTGGCTTCTGGCGGAGTTGTACCGTGCCAGCTCGTGACACGGTATACCTGCCACTCCCCTGTTGTCCCGGTCGAAGCCGTCCATGTAGGCGTTGTGCCACTCTCCGTACCAGCGGCAATCTTGTAGAAGCCGTTGAGTTTACCAACTGACCCCCCACCCGCTTGACTGAGCGAAGAGATATCGCTCCAGCCAGAGGGTTTTGTCCACGTCCCGGCATTGCGAACCTCGACCACTGCAATCAACAGATCGCCTGATGCTATAGATGCAGGCATGCTCACCGGCATAGAAGTCACTGACGTGGCAAAAGCGGTGGCAGTTGGAGCCGTTGTTGCGGGAAAAGCCATGCGGTCCTCCTATGAGTTAAGGAGTTACAGGGCGAAAATCTTGCTTGCGCCGTTGTCCCAGGTCACCGTGATGTTGCCGCCGTTCGGAGTGACTGCCGTGAAGCCGTCAATGTAGGCAATCAGCGGAGACGTCGCTGCCGATCCTGTGTCTTTGTAGACCACGAGAGCCTGAACAGTCTTGGAGCCGGAGATGGCTACTGCGGTGAACGTGGAATCGGCTGCATCGAAGACGCCATTTGTGATGCTCACAGTTCCGAGCGTCTGGTCAGTCGTACCGGAGTAGCTAGTCACACTGGACTTATATTGGTGAGCGCTCGAGTACGTGTAGTCAGTCGAGGTGTTGACCAGCGCAACTTTGATCGTGTCAGTGTCGAGATCGACTGACGGGCTCTGGGAGAGCAGGCTTTGTTTAAATAGTGGGTAGAGGGCGCTGGCCATTGAATTGTTGCCTTGTATATTCTGCTTCCCACTATGAGCTAGAGGCTAATCCTTAGCAATAGCTCGAAACTCGCATCATGCGCTAATCCGAAAATACGGACAACAGTCAGTTCTGACTCATGATGTAGTTTCCGTAAAGATTGACACCGACCCAGGACAGCAGCAGCACTGTCGCCAACGTCCACCCGCCCTTAGCCGTCATCGAATTGGAGATGGGGCCTACAAATTCGATTATGATCAAGAAAAGGCAGGTAGTCATCGCCGTCCATATGCAGGCCGCCTGAATGGAGTTCCCGTAGCCTTTGAACAGAGCTGTAAGGGCAGACAACTCGCCCGCAGTCACTATCGCAATGAAGAAGAAGCTGCTGAACAGGGCAGCTATTTTGTGGCTCTTCCGAGCCGATTGGAAGACCTCCCCATGCAAGTTTCCCGCTTTGATGCCGATGGCCACAGCCACCAGGAGCGTTGGGATGGCGGTGGCTCCGACCTGAAAAAAGGGCATAGGTACTGATGTCATTTCCGAATAGTTCCACAGATACTAGCTAATCCAGAAATCAAAAAGAGCCCCGAAGGGCTCTCTCTGGTTTACGTGGTCTGCGCGTTATCCCCTATCGATCAGGAGCGCCACGCCGAACGCCCGATCCGCGGCCTCAGTACCGGCCGATAGCAAGGTGATCGTGTAACCACCTGATAGCGGGAGCTGGAGCGGCTGGTTATTGGCGTCCACGTAGGCGCTGGTGAGCGCGTTGGGAGCGATGCTCGCCTTGTTGTAGACGGTGAAGCCGTCAGCGTCCTTGATGGTGACGGTGAAGCTTGCCCCGGTCATGACAGGAGCGCTGATCGAGATTCCCCGCAATAGACCATTCAGTGCCAGGGACGCGGACACGATGTTGGTCGTGCCACTCAGTATCGTCAGGCTGGTTTTGTAGCGTTGGATTCCGAACTTACTCACGGTTTTGATCTCCTATGACCGGGGCAATACCACGCCCCATTAATTACGCTTCTGGCGAGTTCTCGGGCTCTGTAGCAGGTGTTGCCTCAGCGGCGGGAGCGTCAGTCGCTTTCGACTTCTTGGGCGCTTTAGCGGGCTCCTCAGTGGCCTCGTCCGCTTCAACCTTGACCGCTACTACTGCGCCGGACTCGATCAGAGCCTTGGCTGCGTCCTCGTCAGCCTCGAAGACTGAACCTGCGACGTAGAGAGCATCGTTGTATTTGACGTTGTTATTTTCAGTTACTTCAACCTGCATGCTTATGCCCTCACAAATTCAATGGTTACGTGGACCTTGCCGCCGGCAGTCGTCTTGGCGGACGTCAGCTTGTAGTACGAGCCGGCCGCGACGGTGTTGTTGGTCGTCGGGGTGACGGAGTACTCGGTGTTCAGGGCGTCGCTGATGGCGGCGGTGATGACGCCTCCGGTGGATGCACCGGTTGCATTGGCGCCGGTGATGGTCCCGACGTCCGTGGCGGCAATCGCCTTAGTGACGATGCCGCGGATTTTGGTGATGCGGACGGGGAAGGGGAAATACACCTTCACCGCCGCCTGCTCACCGGACTCGAAGCTGCAGCTTGCCGAGGTCATGCCCGGCTCCCCAGCTATGCGTCCATATCGTTTTCCTAGAAGTCCCATGAGGTTCCTCCTTAAGCCACAGCTGCGAAGATGCCGTAGACCAGCTCCGCCGCCATGATGTACTGCAGGTAGTAGTCGCTGACGCGTACGTACTCGCCGACCGGGTCGTTGGATACGTAGTTGTCGACACCGCGGCCGTCGTTGAGCTGCAGGGTGTAACCGGCGCTCAGCTGCTTCAGACCTGGATTCGGGTTGATGTTCATGAGCCAGACGTTCTTGCCCCAGATCGGAGCGAGCGAATCGGTCTGACCTTCCTTGGCGGAGTTCGAGGCAGCCATGCCGATGACGATGCGCGGAATACCGAGCAAGCTAGCCAGGCCGTCAGTCGTCAGTACGCCCTTCTCGGTGTACTTGATGCGCTCCAAGAAGTCAGGGTGATTCTGGATCACGGCCCATACTTCCCAGCTCATTACCAAGGTGTTCGGCAGCTTGAGGCCGTTCTGCTTGATCGACGTGATGCCGGTGCGGATGTCGTCGAACGGGTTGGAGTTACCGAAGTCGCTCCACTGGCTGGTGCCGGACAGGGTCGTGTTCTGAGTGATCACGGCGGTGTTCGAGAGCAGGGCAGCCGCGTTGGCTTCCTTGTTGATCATGAACGACTCAGTGAGGATCTCAGTGGCGTCGATGCGGGCATCCAACGGGGGCTTGCTGCGCTTCAATTCGTCTTCATCGACGAAGAGCTTCAGCTTGCGCTTCTCGAGCGGACCGTAGCTGACCTTGGAGAGGTTGTATTCAATCTCAGGAGTCAGGGCCTTGCCGTTAGGGGCAATGCGGGAGTCCACGTTCTTTAGGTTGGTCTTGTCGTAGACGAAGTAAGAACCGCTGTCTTCGTCGACTGGGAGCGATGGGAACACCTGGTCAGCGATGAAATTGAGAGCATCGTTTTTCCAAGCTTTCGATACGTTTGTGAGTACCGGATTACGTCGTAAATCTTTTAATTGAGGCATCTAACCCTTCTCCTAGTACTTCGCCGTTGAAGGCATTACTTCTATGATGTCGCCGCTAACGCCGGCCTGAACCGCGTAGCCAATGATCTGATTGCCAGCCGTGGTGGTGGTGATGCCAGCCGAGCTGCCGTTGCTGGTCACTGCGTCGCCAACTGCCACCGTGCCGCCGAGCTTCACCTTGAAGGTGCCGTTGGAAGTCCGGAGCCAGATGCTCGCCAGCTCGCCGCTGACTGGGGTGTTGTCGAGCACACCCAGGATGACGTCGGTAGCAGCCGTCGCAGCCACCACTTTGCCCGTGGAATCCAGCTTGACCGCCTTGTATTGCAGGGCAGACAGATCAGCGGCAGCTGGTGCGCTGAAATGATTTCCCTCGATGAACTTAGCCATTATTCTTCTTCTCCTTTACCAGTTACTTTTGTGGCCGCCTTGTAGAGCTCCGGCTTCTGGCTAGCGATGATCTGCGTGGCCTGGCCGTAGCTGACCTTGTTCGCGATGGCGTATTCGGTGGCAAGTTTGTCCAGCTCGGCAGCGGCGGAGTGAGCTTCGACAGCGGCACCTTCTTGGCCACTGCCCAGCTCGCCGGCGGTGATCATCTTGTTTTCGGGAAGTCCGGTCAGGAACTTCTCCAGGCTCTCGCGCATCTTGGGCGAAGAAGCCATGAGGATTTCGACGGCTTCGTCCTTCTGCTCGCTCTTGACCGCGCCACGTGCGATGTGGGTGTTCACAAATGCGCCGGCCTTGGTACGGGCCAGTTCATCGGCAGCTTCGACACCGCGGGCAGCGTCTGCCTTGAGCTTCGCCAGGTCGCTGGCGTTGATCGTGACGACCTTCGCGCCAGCCTGGACTGGCTCGGGCGTGGGTTCCGGAGTTGGTTCTGGGGTCGGCTCAGGCGTGGGCTCGGGCTCAACCTCCAACTCGAACGACTTGCGCTCGTCGGCCGTTAGTTCGTCTTTGTGTTCTGCGAGAAATGCCTTCTCGGCGTCGTCTAGGTCGGCCAAAGCCTTCTTACGTACGTCTTCTAACTTCATACGGTCTTCTCCTTCTTTACCCCCTTCGCTGGCCATTACGGGCTTTAGCTTTTTGAATAAGGGGCTATTAGTTAATGCGCAGCCACTCAGCACGTTTGCAATGCGAGTGCCCGCTTCTTCCGGGTCTTCGTACATCAGGTCTCTGGTATTGAACTCAGGTGAAAGGAATTTGTACTCGCCGTCACGGACCTTCTGGGCACCAGTAGGAGTCCACTCGATGCCGGTCCCCCAGAGGCCAGACCCGGCGCGCGCCTCTAATCCGTAGATCCAGGCACCGGCAGCGCGCCCCTCATGGTCATAGTTGACGGGGAGCGGCTCAGTCTTGTTGACGCGGGCGATGCCAGCGTTGAAGTGGGCGGCGAACTCAGCCAGGTCGGCTTCAGTCAGTTCGAAGTCGCCATGCCAGGGAGTTTTCCAGTTGCCGGGAGTGAGTAATTGAATCTCAGTCGGTAAATTGCCGCTGGAATCGGCCTTGATAGCTATCGCCCGATATAGATGAGCGTGTTGTGGCAATGAAGTGATATCCCTATTATGGTTATAGAGGACGTCGCTTCACCGGCGTTCTTGTTTTTAGTATTGGGCGTAGGTAAATACGCTGTCAACTATTTTGGATAATTCAAACGCATATCGCAGCGGCACCGCGGATGAGCAGTCGGACGTAATACCGCGCCGATAAGTGTTTGGAATGCCTGGTCCAGGGGGACGGTGACGCCATCCAGTGGCGCACAGATACGACACGCGCCGGCCTGCTTAGCCAGCCAGGTCTTCGACTCGGCGCCGCTCTCATACCCAAATATCACCAGGCCGCTCTGATAGGCGTTCACGGCCTCAGTCCTGGCAATCATCTCGGCCCGCACAGGATTGCGGATGATCTGCTGCACCCGGTTGATGCTGTCGCTGACTGACTCCCCCATGGCGATACTGGTCTCAATCGACTTTCGAATCAGTTTCAGATTCGTGACAGTGACATCTTTGATCAGCGTGCCGACATGGTCACGCGCTGCGTCCAGGCGTAGTTCCGTCAGCCGGTCCACGCTCACAGGCGTCTGGTAAATCTCAAAGCCACCGTCCATGCCAACGGCGTACAGATCCGCAATGTCCTGAAGTACCAAGGCGATGAATATAGCGGCCTCGATTTGGCGGGTGCGGTCGCTGTCATCTACCAGCGGATCGTCTGAGGCTGTATGTAAGGGCATGTATTGCCACCGAACCAGTGCCGGCGCCCGTTCTGCCAGCCCACGCAGGTAGACCAGCGTGTGACGCTCTAAACGGCGTTCAGAGCGAAGCAGCCGATCAAAGATGGCCGGGTTCTTGCGGTAGGTGTTCTCCCACTCTTCAGATGCACGGATGCGGCGGCCGAGCTCTTCCCTGGCGTCAAGCAGCTCGCTGTTCATCGAGTGCCTCGTCCAGCTCCTGGTACATCTTCCGAGCCCTCAGTATCACGGCCTCTGCGCTGGCCTTCTTAGGCTTCACGTCTGGCACGGCAGTCTTGTCAGTTGGAGCGTTAGGGTCCATCGGGTTCACGGGATTGGGGGCGGCCGCAGGCTTCTCGCGAACATGGTCCTCCGGCAGCTTCGGTACGCCCAGGACGGTGCGCGCCCGGTTCTCAACATCGTCATCCATCGTGATGGCGCCGGCGTTAGCCATATCTGCCAGACCCTGAGAAAACGTCAATAGCGCTTCGTCGTCGAGTCCGTTGGCCTTGAGCTTGGGGTACTTGTCAGTGGTGAAGTTCAGGTCGACGACGGTCTTCACGGCGGTACGCATGAGAGTGTCGATAATCGTCTGGGCCGTGGCCTTCTCAGCCAATGTGAAGAATGCCGTGTGGTCCTCGCTCAGGGCGCGGCTACCGCTGCCACTGCTCGACCCCAGCTCGAGGAACTGGGCCAGGACGTTCTTGCTGATCTGGCGGTCATGGTGATTGATGCTTGGCATCATGTCGCGCAACGTGCCGGCCTTCATATCCATGAAGCCGACTGTCCATCCTGCCTTGTGGTTGATGTAGGACTGCTCATTGGCACGCAGAGCGCGAGCTGCGCGGATGAGAGCTTGGCGATCCTCCGCGTCTGCCTGGGCGGGTTCAATGATGTCGACGACTCCAAGTCCGTGCCGCTCATGGGCGACTGAATCGATCTGGTACAGCGCGCTCTTGATGAACCAGTTCTGATACGACGACCGCAGCACGCTGATGCCCTCGTAGTTCGAGCCCTCTTTCTGGTTGGTGAAGATGACCAGCTTCTCCATTGGCGTCTCTGGTGAGTCACCGTTGCCGATCAGCTGCGTGATCCCCTCGCCGTACTGGTCTGACGTCCACTTGTAGATGCTCTTCTGCTTGCGGAAAGCGAGCTTGGTGATGACGATCCGGTCCTTGCCGTTGACCTGCTGCATGCCGAACACCATCTCGAACACGGCGTAGCCGAAGGTCAGGTAGGTCAGCGCTTCAGACAAGAAGGCGTGCCAGTCGACGACGTTGAAGAAGATCTCTTTGCAGAAGTCAGCAATCTCAACATCGGCGGCGTCCTCACTGGCTGCCTCAAACGTCCAGTCGGCCTGCATGATCGGGAGGAAGAGCGCCTGGAGGCTGGCCCGCACGGTGGCGTCACTGCGGCGCATCCGGTCGTAGACGACGGCGGCCAGGTGGCCGGATAGGTCTGGGCTGTATTCCTCGCCCGTGATGATGCCGCTAAAGACGAGAGTTCCGGATTCACCAAGCTCCCGATATTGGGCTGTGCTCTTCTTGGCTGCGGCCAAAATTTTGGTGGTCTCGTCGTCCATTGCTCGCATTATGAGACTAGAACTGCTTTCCTAGCAACCCACTTGTGTACGTCTCGGGCGTGGAGCGCCGTGATTCGGGATTCTCCAGGACGAGTACGTTATCGCCGCCGTCGACCGGCGCATATGAAATCACGAGGGCGTCGGCACGGTCTGGTGAGCGGCCAATGCGCTTGCGCAATTCCTTCTTGTCCTCGACGTGGATCTTGCCGTTCTTCAGATACCACTCCACCGCTGACAGCTCGACCTTCAGCTCTTCATCGTCGGGCACGGCTATCTCGCCGTTGATGAACAACCGCGACACCTGCCACCACATCTCGGCCCGGAGATTGGCGAACTCGTACTCCCCTGGCCCTGGGTCTTTGACGGTCGGCGGGTCGGCCGTGTTGACCGGGATGATCTTGTGCAGCCAGTGCGGATTCTCCCGCACCTTGCGAGCGGCCGCGTCGTAGATCGGGATGCCCAGGCCCATGGCTTCGATCTTGACCTGAGTCAGATGGTCGGTCGGGTTGAGCTTTTCGATCTCGTCGTTGATGGCCGTCGTGTCCGGTGTCAGCCAGGCGCGGATGCTCTCGCCCTTCTGGCCGCGGCGATGATAGATGGCGCTCATGTCGCCGCCGCCGGCGGAGTCCACCCCGAAGCGGGACGGACCGACCTTCACCTCGGCATGACGCTCTTCCGTCATGGCCGCCTCCACCAGGTTGAGAGCTATGAGCGCCCGAGTGCCGGACTTCGGGAACTCGCCCTCCACACGGCTATCCCACAGAGGCGTTCCAATGCCCCATTTGAAGATGCGCTCATAGACCCAGCGCACGGACACCAGGTGTGGCCGCGGTATCTTCCACTCCGGGGATTGTTCTCGGCCGCTCTCGATGGCCTCCACCACTGCTTCCGCCGGATGATTGGGCAGCTTGCAGTCGATGGCCTCACAGCGCTTGATGCCGTTCTCAGTGAAGTTTGGCGTCATCCAGCAGGAGACGTGCAGCTTGTTGGCCAAGTGGCTGCGGTGCGAGTCGTAGAACGTGCCGCCGACGCTGGTGGGGTTGCCGATGTAGAGCACGCGGGCGTTGGCACTGGTGACCAGGGCGTCCACTGCTTCGAAGATGGGCTCGTTCACGCCGGCCGCTTCGTCCACGATGACCAGGATGTGATCGGCGTGGAATCCCTGGAAATTGTCCGGGTCTTTGGCCGACACCCCGATGGCGTACCACTTGTCGCTGATCTCGTGCTGCGTGGTGAGCGTCTTGCCGGGGAACTTGTATTTGGCTTTCTTGGCCGCCACACGGAACTCGCGCCACAGGATCTCTTTCACCTGGCGGCCGGTCGGCGCCGTGGTGACGACGACGGAGTTCGGGTAAGCCATGAGGAACCAAGCCGCTGTGCGGGCAGCTATCCAGCTCTTGCCGATGCCATGGCAAGAGCGGACGGTCGTCACACGGTTATCGCGCACACTCTCGATGATGCTGATCTGGGTATGCCAAGGATCAGCTCCGAGATAATCACGGAGAAAGAACCTCGGACTCTTCCGGATAGCTCTAGTGAGTGTCTGTGCTTGCTTCGGCGTCAGGGTCGGCATCTATTTCCTCGGCGCGATTCATTAGGTCATCCCAGTCATCTACTTCCCTGGTCTCTGCCTTCGGCACATAGCCCTGCTTGGAAGACAGGATGAGCTTCACGATGGAGTCCTTATAGCTGCCGGTAAGGCCGCCTTGGATGAGCCGATCCGTTTGAATCGCCTGCAGCTTTCCTACTGTGTAAGAAAACTCGGGCTTGTCCTTGTCTCTTGCCCAGGCGTAGACGGTCTCGCGAGTCACGTCTAAGGCGAGAGCGAGGCCCTCGATCGTGGGTACTTTCACCACCACTCGAACGGCCAGCCGGCTGCCAGATCCGACCACCTGATGAGTGTCTGCGCAGCTCTCCAAGTAAGCTTGCGCCTTCTTTGCCAGTGATTTGGTGTATTTGGTGGGTCTAGCCATTGTGACCTGATTATGAGAGTCCGTATCGATTACGGCAATAGTTCAACCGCCCCTAGCCCCATTGGACCTGCGCGACTAGTGTCTCCAACCATGGGCTGAGGAACCTCGAGTTGATATTGATCTAGGGAGCCGACATGACATCCACCTGGGGCGCAGGGGACGAAGAGCGAAACGATTTCGATTCCAACGAGCCACCAACAGATGCGGGTGGCTCAGATGAAATCCTGATCGTGGACGCTGAGGGGCCCAGCGAATCTGGTGAGATCCGTCTCAACTTTGCTTCCAAAAACTACATGATGTTCACCTTCGTGCAACTTATCGAAGACCTTGAAAACTTGACGGTCATGGCCGTCGCGGCGCGGCAGTTATTTGATGAATTAACGCCGTACGAGTTGGAGACCGAAGATCTAACTGAGCGGATCAGCAACGGGCGGACAGGCACTGCTGAGAATGTATGGGTAAGAAGGGTACTGCTAACTAGTCCGCTTGAAATCATCCTCCTGATCGCATCCGTGTCTCCCGCTATCACCTCAATCCTCTTGTCATGGATCGGCGTAAAAAGCGCATGGGAAATGAGCCGCATACTAAAACTGCGCGAAGAACTTCTACGAATACAAGTCAATATTGCAGCAGCCGAAGAACAGGCCAGGTTGGATGAGCTGGAACTCAGGCGCATGGTGATACGAGTGCTGATGCGAGATATCGCGGATGCTCAATTCACTATTGAGGATCTGATGAATCTGCCCGAGGACCACCCCTACCGGCAAATGTTGGACCGAGTCATACGAGGACTGATCCAAATTGACAAAGTCGAGTTCACACCGACGAGCGAAGAAGAAGAAGCTGCCTCAATTGGGTGATAGCCTTTTAACATGGCACAAAGAGTAGTAACACTTCTGGAAGATGACTTCGATGGCTCGAAGGCGAGCGAGACGATTTCATTCGCCCTCGACGGCGTCGAATACGCAATCGATCTTAACGACGCTCACGCTAGTGAACTGCGTGAAGCATTCAGCCGCTACACCAAAGCAGCTCGGAAGACCGGCGGACGGACTCGGACGGTTCGCCCCCGCGAGTCCGATGCCCGTGTTGTTCGACTCTGGGCTATAGAGCAGGGCCTCCAGGTCAACACCCGCGGCCGCATCCAGGCCGACATCATGGAAAAGTACGCAGCTGCGCACTAAAGACCGGGGTGCTGTTACATCGGGTATCGCGAGGCTAGCTCGCCGTATCCTCAGACAGACCACCCCGGCTAATTCGAGGGTAGGGCTGGTACGCTCAGGTAGGCAATAGCAATCAGGGACTAGAGCGGATTCGCTTCAGTCCCTGATTCGTTTAATTGCCCTGCTCTCCCCCGTGCCCCACGCTCGAAGTATGGATATCACCAAGCGTTCGCTAGTAGTAGGGCTGGTGGTCGGCCTCATGCTGGCCGCCGTGGTGACGAGCGCTACGCCGTACGTCTTTACGCTGTCGGCGGTGACGTTGGTCCTGATCGTCGGGCTTATTGGCGTGGCGCTGGGACTAGTACGACGCTAAAAGACGCTCCTGAAGGCCAGGATGCTCTTATGGGCTCCCGAAAATACAGCTCGCCGTGCGTAGTAGAAAAGTAGATGATGTTCGGCCTCAACGTTCTTGGGTTGGAAAGTTGCCTCCTTCACCTGCTTAACGTGGCCGCTCGGGTAGACGTAGATTAGCCCCCAGCCATATGGAACTTCAGTGGGTTTTATAAGCCCAGACGGGCAGCAGTAGTATCGTAGGTCGCCCATACCCCGCTCGGGCCGGAACCGAAAGCTCTTCTTCTTATCGCTCAGGAAGTCGCCTCTTGATACTTTGCACTCGATTAGAAGGCTCTTACCGCCAGTCCTGAATCCAATGGCGTCAGGCAGCTCGGCATTGTGGCTGAAGAACTCTGGCAGAACCACATCACACTTGGCGTTAAGCCAGTAACTTGCGGCTGAGACGCATTCGGAATGGGTCACTTCGCCTCCTGCAACTTCAGCCAGAGAAGGGCGAGAGATTCGGCCATGGTTTTCCCATGAACGGCCATGTCTCGACGGTCGAATGGTTGGGCAACGTAGCCAGGTCCGCCCTGCCAGTTGCGATGCTTTCCATCGTCAGCGTAGATGGTTGGGTCTTTGAAAAGCTCAACATCATCCGGTAGCTGGTCGGCTATCTCTTGGGCGGTGGGGGCGGCAATCACGGTTCCATCGCCTACGCTCAGAACGCCACTATCAACCGCCGCATAGCTTCCATCAATAGTGTGAAGTCGGCTCCATGCAATGCCGGTATTTTGCGGGAATCCTGCCGCCTTGAGCTTCTTGGCTGTTTCGAGGGTGACTACGAGTGATTCCACTACTTCTCCTCCCATCTCAAGTAAGTGACTACCATCCAGGCCAGAAACGCTGTCAGCAGTAACTTCCATCCGAAGGGCAGGCCCCAGGCTTTACCGATTACTACTACTAGACCCATCCCGATCAGGCGATACATGTAGTGCAGTTTCACCGCTCCAACTCCCGCGCTATCACCTCGCTCAGCGTCCCCTGAGACGTTTCCAGCTGTCCGAACTTCTCGGCCGTTGCAACTAAGCGCATTACGGTCGAAGTCGTGCCCAGCTGTGCGGCAGCTTCAGTGAAGGCCGCCTTCGTTTCAGGCAGTACTTTGTTGCCTGGCAGGTAGGCCGAGCGCTTCTTCACGACTGCACCTCAGACAGCTGCCGCGACCGCTCCAGCTTGTTCACGGTGACGGTGACTTCGATGTCGCCGCAGACCAGGACAACCAGGTCTCCGATGCCGAGCCGGCCAACGGTGGCATAGGCTTCGACCGGATCTACTTTGATAAATTTTCGACGTTTGCTGCCCATGGTGTGAGCTCCTGTTTATTCAGTTATTAGTTCTGGATTTTCGTAGACGGTGCCGATGACCTCAGCGCATTTGAGCTCCTCCGTGGTGTAGTGGAAACCACCGAGTCGCCAGCCGTAAAAAACTTCATCCCAGTGAGACACCTGCGTTACGATCCCTGTCTTGAAAGTGAATCGAATTATGTCCCCCTCATAAATCTCGCGGCCGTTCTTGTCCTTGAGGCCGGTGTATTGCATGAGCGGCGGCCTCGCGGTTCCGACCCGGTAGGTAAAGCCTTCATCCCCATTCTCTTCAAGCAGTTGGCCGGTGAACGTAACGGCCCAATTCGGCCAATGAACCATCCTCTCGCCATCCCACGCCCTGAACTTGATTACTCTGCTCACTGGCAACCTCCACCGATTACCGTGATGCTCGTACCGGGCGCGTTCGTGATTGCCGGCGCGACACAGGGCGTCGGCTCTGGAGTGGGCGCTGGAGTAGCTACCAGCGTCTCTGTAGCGGCCTGGACCTGCACAGCTGGCGCAGGCGTGGCGGGAGCCGTTTGCACGACTGGAACATCAACATGCTCGGCCGGCGCTGTCTGTGTGGCCGCCTGGAGCGCCTGTATGTCTTGCTCATTGTTGGTAGTGCGGGCGTCTAGGTTGTTGATCGCCTGGTTCAAGCCGGGGAGGTCAAGCTCGCCAGACGTTATGCCGGCCGCGCCGAAGGCGGTCACTGCGGTCGCGATAAGGCCGGAAACTAGGAGTGCGCGCTTCATACGAGTTGCCTCTTCGCCTTCCGCTCGGCTGAATGCTGTTTAGCCACGGCTTCACGGATTGAGACCTTCGCCGCTACGGCCGCTTTGTGCAGTCCCCAGGACACAGTATTGAACTTCGAATGCTTGGTCGCGGAGGGCTTCCGCTTACGCAGCCCGAGGCCCCGAACGCTGGTTGCAGGAGTCGCATCAATCCCAACTATGAGGTTCGGATATGCACCCTGTCCCCGCTGACCGGCTTCACGATTCTTTCGATAAATGTCTTTGTTGAACATGATTTTGATCCTGATTATTTGCACTCCCATTGGGAGGCTTGATTGATGCTGAACATATACGCCGCCACTTGGGCCGAGCGTTCGCCGTTGAGACGGTCATCGACGGCCGGCAGTCCGATGCGCGCGGCGTTGGCGATGTAGGTGCTGCGGACGAACTGGAACAGTCCGGTGGGCGTCGAGCCGTCCGGTGCCCAGTAGTTGCCGTTGACGGCGCCCGGGTTGAACGTGCTCTCGCACTTGGCCACTCGCAGCAACGTGTCGGCGCTGACGCCGTACACGTTAGCCCACTTGATGATGATCGCTTGGATGTCAGTCGGTGCTGGCACCGGCGTAGGTACTGCGGACGGAACTGGTGTGGGGCTTGCGGTCGCCTCCGGCTGTGGGGACACAGGCGGTACTGGGGCGGAGGCTAGTTTTTTGACGTTGCAGGGGCTGCTTCCGCCACCGGCACGGCCTTGAGGGCTGCATGCACGGCTGCCTGGGTCTTAGCCTCCTGGTGGGCACTCACGGCGCTATAGATATAAGCGCCTACGGCCATCCAGAGAATAGCGATTAGAATGTTGTGCTCGATTACGGGGCGGAGAGCTTTGAACTTCTGCATTGAGAAGATTCCTGTTTATGGTTGGTTTGTTTTTGTCTGATGGCTGGTGGGGATTGCCGCTACGCGTTTGAGTGAGTTTCCGTGTCTGGCAACCCCGCTATTTGTACCGACTAGAGTCGGCGGGGCATCTCTACCCCCATCAACCATCAGACGGTTCATAGGCTGGTATCGGGCAAGGGATTCTTGGTCCTCACCACCCTGACTGTCGGCCAGGCATTTAACGACAGATTTTGATCGGGAGGTACCTTGCCCGAAAGCAGCCCATGAACTGATGTTTGTTTGAAAGTGCGGTCCCGAGTGGACCATGACCATAATATAAATGAAGGGTATACATTTGTAAACCCCTTTATCCACAGGCCTGGCTCATTAGTGGATTGATTCTTGACAAATTAATCCGCGGAGGATTCGGCGCCAGTTTTGTTCGGGACGCACAATCTACATTTGGCGCCGGCGGCGAAGTCCTGATTCGTACCCAACCCTTGACAGAATTTGGACGGGCATAATTATGCCATGCATATTAGAACATAGTTTGCCGAGAAACCTTGACAACGCAGTACCAGCTCCGGGAGGAAGTGCGCCGCCAAAAACCGAACACCGTTCCTGAGAAACCTCACAGAACGGTCCCAGCCCTTCCTTCCCTGTTCAGATACACGCGTGGTACGCTCGCCCCACCAAAAATGGCCCATATCCGTTGAGGGATCGCCTGGCGTAAGTTCCTGTTGCCCTTGAGGCATTCGGCAGTTGAGCTGCCATCTCTAGCCGCTGACTATTCCCCTATCAGTTTGGCTTTTTGACTCGATGGCAGCTACGCCATCCAATGAGAGGTGGCGCTTCATGCCACGTGCTTTTACACGACTATTTCGTCCAGCGGCGCTGCTAGCGGCGTTCGCACTCCTCTTGCCGGCCCTCGTCACAGTTACAGCTCCCCCCGCGCAGGCAGCAGGCAATCCAGCCGTTTCGGTAACAAAACTCTTAGATGCCATTCCGACACTTGCTGCACAGCCGTCGACCACGCCCTGGTTCGATAAGACCTATACGGTGTCATACCCAGGGAGCGGCCCGGCGATTCTCAGCGCCAACGCCGACGGGACGTTCGTCCTTGACCCATTCGATCGCTTGCAGGTACTGGTAGGTGGAAACCTCGTGGTGGAGGAGTCCTTTTGGCAAGACGACTGCCAGCAGACAACTTCTCAGATGTTTATCCCACTGGACATAAGCAGCTTCTTGAAGGCTGGCCAGAATCAGATAACGCTAAAGTTCCTGAACCATTGCCCCCGGACCGGTTCGACATCGGGCTACTTCGTTGTCGGACCTCCGGGTACGCAGGCCCCTTATGATCCGCCAAATTCACCAACGGTATGTGGTACGTCAGATTTCATCGCCGTTCGTGGTTCAGGGGAGCACAGTGGATTCGGCTCAACAATGGGTTACTTAGCCTCATCATTGAAATACGCTGTGCATGGGCTTCAAGAAGAAACCATCGACTACCCCGCCCAGGATGTGGATTTGGGGCATCTATTTTCGACGTATAAGCCCGCTTACATAGCGAGCGTCAAGACTGGTGTTGCCAATCTTCAAGCTTCCATCACGGCATACTTGAAGAATTGCCCCAGCGGATACGTTGTTCTTGGCGGATACTCACAGGGCGCCGAGGTTGTCAGGGGAGCATTTAACAATCTTTCGAACCAGCAGAAAGGCAAAATTGCAGCTGTTGTTTTCTTTGGCGATCCCCTCTTCAATCCCAAAGACAAAGTTATTGACAGAGGTAGCTACGGCCAGAGCAAGGGTATCGACGTCACATTCCTAGATTACAAGGTAACCAAAATTTCTGGAGAGTTTAATCAACGTTTTCAAAACTACTGTGGCGGATTAGATCCTATTTGCAATTTCACGGCCGCTAACATTCCTGCATGTCTAGGCGGTTCCACAATTAACATCTACACCTGTACGCATAACCAGTATGTGCAGAACGGCTGGGTTGATGCCTCAATTCCCGGTATCATCGCCCAACTACAAATACGTCACGTAATTATATGAGGTTGAAGCTGGACTGAACAAAACGGATGGCCTCACGAGCTGACGAGGCCATCCGTTATTTCTGGCAGACTTGGCGGCATAGCCGCAGTTGGCGCAGGTATCGAGGTTAGCCATTGGTGGCCTCCCCCTCAAGCTCGAGGATCTGCTTCACGCGTGGCGTGGGCTTGGGGAGCGGCTTCTTGTATGTCTCAGCCGTGAGACCAGAGCCGGAGTCGGAGCCGAGCAGTCGGTCCCACCAGGTGCGCTTGCGATTCTTGTGCTCCTCCAGCTTCCGGTCGATGGCCTTGTTCCAGAAGTAGTCGCCGATCCAGCTACGTTCATGAAACGTCAGCTCACCGTACAAGCGGTCCAGGGTCTGCTGCCGTGTCGGCTGTGGTCCGAGCCTCAGCTTCCCGGTGACGACCGTGTCCGGGGACAGATGAGCGAACGCGCAGATCAGCACGTCCATCTCATCCTGGCCACCGACTTCGCCTAGGTCGATGATGTCGTCGATGAACTTACTCACCGGCCAGCTTCCGCCGCCGGCTCGCCCTACCTCCCTTGCGGCCGGCTTCTACAGCCAACTCACGGTTCATGGCGAATCCGCCGCCGCGCGAGATCTTCCCACCCTTGGCACCGATTACCTTGTAGAAATTTTCCCGGCCGTCCAATCCATCGCCGTAGCGCGCTTTGTTGGTCGCCGCAGCCTTCCTGCCGCCTAAAATCGTTCCTGCCATCTATTTGTCTCCCTCTCGCCGGGATACGCGCCGGCGTCGCGATTTAGTGGTTCCTTTTCCTAGCTCGCCGCCCTTGCGGCCGTTGTCTGCGTGCCAGGTCCTGCCGTAGCGGTCCTTGGCCGTTTGTGCCGCGCGTTTAGCGCCTTCTGGTGTGTTTCCCATCTTTGGGGTTTCCTTTGGGGTTAAGTTCTGCCTCAATCTCGCTCAGGGGCTTGCTTATCCGCTTCTCGTTCTTGTCGTAGAAGTAGGCGATGCGCATGGCGCTGTCAGCCAACCCATACCGCCAACCCTTGAGCTTGGCGTAGTCGCCGATCAGCTCGTAATCCTTCTTAGAGAAACGCGAGACGATGGGTGCCATTAGAACGGGATGTCGTCAATGTTGATCTTCTCGACATCGTCGCCGGTGGGAAGCTGGTCGCGCTGAGTGATAGGCGCGAACTCGCCAGCAGTCTCCACCTCTGGATCGGCACCTTCCGCAAACCGGAGTAACGGAATCGAGTTCGGGAGCTCTTTGTCGATATCGATGATCTCGTCGCTCTTGATGACGGGCATCGTGCCGGCTACGGGAACTGGCGTGATCTCGTAGCGAGTCTGCAGGCCCGACCCACTTGTCGTGATCGAGAGGTCGCAGCTCATCGGCATCTGGTCGCTGTAGTCCTCGATGATGGAGGCGATGCGTTTGAAGACGCCCGGCCCCTTCTGCAGGATCTGCTGCTTGCCCAGGGTGTAGTTCCATACCGGCCAGGCGAACTGGGTGCTGATGTCCTCGTTAGGCTTGTACTGCTTATGCGAGACATTCGGGTGGTCGAGCAGCCGCAGTCGCACCTTCTTGCCTGGTTCAAACTCTACGAACTTGCTGTTAGAGACGCGCTTGGCGCCTTCGTCGTACATTCCCATGTGTGATGTGTTCCGGCCGCCTGCTTCGTTGCAGACGCGGCCCTTAGATTATTGGCTGTTGCAGATGCCGCAGGGGCAGTCCATCTCCACCGGCTAGACCGTGAAGAGGATTGCAACCATGAGGGCGAAGATGATCAGCGCGGCTACTGCGGCGAGCAATAGGTTCTTGCCGAACTTCTTCCAGTCAGCCTGGCGCTGGCCGGCGGCGATGTCGCCGGACGCATCAGCCAGGTAGACGGACTTGTAAGTGGCTGTGGGGGCCGTCGCGTTCTTGTAGAGCTCAACGATCTCCCCTGGTACACGCCCATGCGGGCTGACCATCAGGCCATGCTGTGCTGCCCAATCCCGGATTTCCATCGGGGACGGAGTCGCCGGGTTAGGGCGAATTGATCTTGCTATTCGGACGGGAACTTTTGCGGCGTCAGCCATTTTATTTAGTCATCCTGTTTATGCTACGTATTTTCGGCTTTTCAATTCGGCTTGTCAATAGCCAAATTTGTATTCGAAGTTAGACGCGCTGCAGCCAGGAAGTGACGGGCCGGAAGCGAGTATATTCAGCTTCCGTGCAATGGGTCATACCGTCCGGAATTTGTTCCAGGGAGCATACATAGCGGGTAGTAGCCACAGTAACCATGCCGCCGTCTTCGTAGACGAAGTTGTAGCCAGGGCTTCCGGACAGCCGGGTCCACTCCTTGCGCTCGAGCTGGCGGTTGACGAGCACCGTGAACACGCGGCGACCGCAGGAGCAGCGCACCGTGAGATCTGTGTCGATGTAGTGCTTGTGCCCGGTCGGACGCTTGTAGGCGGGCGCTTCGATAGCGGGCATGCTGTTATCGGGCTGGTTAGTCGCGCTGAAGTCGATGACTTGGTGCGGAACGATGCGGACGTTGAGGCGGTCGATGTCGACTACCCCTACGCCTTTGACCTTGGCCTGAGCTAGGAAGTCAGCCTCCTCCTTGGTCAGCAGGTGGGTAATGCCGTTCATGAGTGATATGCGGGTGTAACGGGCCATCGTTTAGATCCTCGGTATGTTATTTGATTCGGTCTCTCGCTTGTAGAACTCGATTAGGTTGTTGGTCTTGTCGCGTAGGTCTTCCAGGCTGAGGATCATGGGGGCGAACTTGCGGCCCCGACAGGCAGCGGCTGCCGTGATGAGCTTGAGCGTCCCCTTCAACTTGTGCCGGCTTATAAGCGTCTTTGCAGCCCGGCGCTGGTACGGCATACGGGGTAGGCGTAGCTCAAAGGCGGCTTCGAATTTCTCGACGACTTCGTTTACCTGGGGATCTCGGTTGTCTGGTTTCTCCGTAACGGGCGCAAGCCCATGGTTCGTAGAACCATCTTCTTTAGTATTTACTATATTAGTAATTACTTGTGGGGGGTTTTCCATGGTCGGGTTTTCCAGCCACGGCTCTTCAAACAAATCCGAGCCTCCTGGCACAAACTTTCCATTCTCATTCCGGCTCTTCTCACGGCGTAAGTAGCCGGCTTCCTCGAGCTCCTTCAGCGCGGCGGAGACAGCATCTCGACCTTCAGGGCGCTGCGCGACAACGCCCCGTTCGGTGATCTGCCAAGTGTCAGGCTTGGTCATGAGGAAATAGAAGAGCCCAATGGCCTTCAGGGACAGCTTGGAATCATTCGCCGCCACGTTCGAAACAGTGGTGTACTTGGCATTTTTCCTAGATCGAATAATGCTCATTTGATGTCCCCCACGTAGCCGTACTGCTCGAGCTGGTACAGCATCACCTTCACCGCCTTCTCGTTCTCCTTGAGCTCAAGGCAGATGCCGGCGACAGTGACGTACTGGACGAGCTCCTCATCCATCAGGAGCAGGTAGGCGTACAGCCCCTTAGCCCCCAGGCTAATGTCATCGCGGACGATTAAATCCCGAGGCACATTCACAGAACCGTATTTGCGTTTTACTATCAAACAGAACCTCCTTCATTTGACGAGGAGGATAAAGCGTTCTACCTTGAGAGTAATGGCTAGATCCACCCTAGTCAGGTTTGAGAGTACGGCGTCATCCCCGTGCTCTCTTTTTATTGCTAATGTTTATTATTATGTGCCTTAAGCGCTATAATGCAATAGCCGAAACATGGCGTCGGAGTACCCGCCCGTACAAAGAGATAGCATCGCGTTTACCCCGAGATAAACGCCGCAAACTACGTAGCTCCCCGCGCCATCCGGGAGCTTTTTATTTATCCACATGTTCATAAATAGGTGGGTAACCTTGCGGTGAGGTAATCTGCATCCGGCGCTGGTTGAGCGCTGCCCGGGGACATGAAGGTGGAAGTGGCATGACGGAGCCGAACGCGGCTGAGTGGCTTAGCGCGTGGTCTACATTCTGGGCAGCCATCGCGGCCGCCGTCGGCGCAATCGGCACCGTGGGCGCTCTCTGGGTAGGCGCACTGACGCTACGCCGCCAGGTCAACGACCAGCACCGGCAGCAGGCTAGCGCTGTCACCGTGGGCTCTCAGCCCTTTAAGCGGCCAATGCATGAGGACCGCTACCGCTGCTTCATCATGAACAACAGCAGCTCGCCGATATACAACGTGGTACTCAATGCCCAACTTGCGGACCAGCACTTCCGTGACCACACCGAGGTCCTCGAACCCAAGGGCGTTCTGCAAATCATCGTAGACAAGACCGAAAACCGCAGGGTGATCGCCCGGTTCACCGACAGCGCGGGGAATTTCTGGCTGCGGGACAACGAAGGCAATCTCATGTCATCGGAGAAGACGAGTCGGCTGCGGGAGCGCTGGAATCAGATCCAAGTCTGGTCGGCTAAGAAAATGCCGAACTGGCTACGTGGTCGGCCATAAACCCGGCCTGCACCTTCCGATACGGTAACCTGCATCCGGGTGCACTGCTGGGGGAAGATTTGCTGGCCAGGTTCCTGATCGCTCTAAGTCATCTAGCGCCTGAAAGGCACCGCCATGTCCGTTGGCCCCACCACGCCGCAAGTCCTGGGTAGCGCTGCGATCGTCTTGGGCACCGTTGCTGTAGTCGCTTCAATATCTAACCTGATGCAAGGTCCAACGGCCGAGCAGCCCCCAAACGCCGCGGAGTGGCTGAGCGCCATCTCCACATTTTGGGGGGCCGTAGCAACCGCTGTGGGCGCCATACTCACTGCCGGCGCCCTCCTCATCGCCGCACTCTCTTACCGTCATCAGACGCAGGACAAACATCGGGCGCTTGAGGAGCAACGCAAGGCGCAGGCTTCTGCCGTCGTACTGATACTGCACAAGGGCACCATATTGGAAGGCAGATCTGCAGCAGTGGTCACGAATGGCAGTCCACTGCCCGTCTACAAAGTCGAGCTGTATTGCCGCGATCCGGAGGGACGTCCGCTCGAGGACGGCCGGCCGTACGTGCGCGATGTTTTCATGGGCGAGTTTCCTGCATACTTCGACGAGGGCATCCCCCTGTATGACGCCTATGTTGACTTCACGGACCAGGCAACTAACCGGTGGCGCCGCTGGTCGGATGGTCGGCTGGAAGAGCTCCCCAAGGAAGCTGCCGAACCGGAGACGGTGTCCTAATGTCTGATGCAACCGACTGGATAGGCGCGATAGGCAATAGCATCGCAGCCATCGGTACGGCCGGCGCGCTACTTCTTGGCGTGAGGGTCTATTACCGCCAGGAAGACGATCAGCGGCGCGCACAAGCGTCGGCTATCACAGTGTCCATATCCGAAGCACGTGAAAGGCGTGACTTGGTGCGGATTGAACTGCGCAACGACAGCGCACTTCCCATCTATGGGGTGATGCTCATAGCGACAGCTCGAAGTGGGTCAACCCTCGGCCAAGACCTAAAGTACACGCTGCCGCCGGGTGAAGCCATGAGCTTTCAGCTCGTCAGCGAGCACAGTATGAGCGCGTTTGCGATATACCAGGACAGTGCCGGGCGGAGATGGAAGCGCTACTTCACCGGAGAGCTGACGGAACTCAAGAAACCAGAAGCCTCGCAGGCAGAAGATGAGGCGACGCGGGCTTAGTAATCCGGCCACTCATCTGGCTAGTTTTTTGGATTGAGACTCGTCACGTCTCCACTAATACCCGAACACCGCAGGCACAGCTCGTGCCCGGCCAGTAGCTGCTCCGGCAGTTGTCGCAGTAGAGCTTGTCCTCCCACCAATCGGTGATCCACTGAGGCGGCACTGAGTTGTAATGGCCACGTCTCATCAGCTCCCGATACACGGGGCACAGGCACCCATCCTCTGCCTCATAATCCATTTCACACTTGTGACAGTGCTGCATGACCAACCACCCTTTCAGCGGCCTCACTGAACAGCACGGTGCTGAACAGGTCTTGCTCCCCCAACTTCTTGATGATGTTGTCCAGGTAGCGTTTCCTGGCGTCGTCCGGCACCGTCCAGAGCACCAAGGGGAAGGCTCGGCCCTCCGGCCAGTGGCCCGAATCAATCGCTTGGATGTACCGCCGGCACTTTGCGGTCAGCTGTGTCTCCCATTCTGAGCCGCGGTCTAGTTCCAGGAAGTAGCTCACTCCCCCGACCTCGATGTAAGCGTCAGGTTTCAGCTGAACGTGTCCAACCTTGGTATGGCTCCACGGCTCGGGGAGGAAAGTTAGCCCATCGACTAATTTCGTATTGCTTTCGACCAGCCGGACCCACAGCTCACTGACGTCCAAGCAGTGCATGTCCGGCGTCCGGGCCGATGACCGCGGGAGCTGGTAGACGTACTCCACCGAGTCTCCATAGGCTCCCCACATTCTCTTGAGTAGCCCTAGCTTCACTAGACGGGTGAGGTGTCTACGGACTCGTACCCTGGTTCCGTCGTACGAGCCCCTGTAGTGGAGACGACGGATTTGAGAGGTGGTGAGCTGACGGAATTGGGTGACGGATTGGATGACGAGGGACTGGGTGGGAGAGAGATGAGAATATCCAGTCATAGCGATATGACCGCCCAGCCGTGCAAACGGCCTCTGACGTGGGTAAACGTACGGTTCAGACGACTCCGGAAAGAACACCCAACGAAACCGTGAACAAAATAGGTATTCATGCTCACTCCAACCGCCCAATCGACGGCCTGGCCTTGGTCTCCGGAGCCTTGTGCCTGGTCAGCAAATCAGCCTCCACTTCCATAACGGGACGGCCATATGTCTTTCTGCTGTAGGCCACTGCCTCACTAGCTGCACCGGTCACTTTCGGCGCTGGCGGGGTCTTCAACGTCACCACGGGGGCGTTGCCGGTACTGCTCATGAGCTTGGCCGCCACGGTGTAGCGCGGCAGGTTGCTCAAGTCCTCATGACTCATCGGAGCGAATGTCTGCTGCATGCTCTTGGCGTCCTCGTTGGCCAGGCGGAAGACGATCTGGCTCTGGGCATTCTTGCTAAGGGTCTGCTGCACGGCCTTGGGAAGCTGGTCGGCGTATTGGTTCGCCACCATGAGTCCCAGACCGTAGGAGCGGGCCAGGGCGAACGGATCGGCCTTGGTGGTGTTCATCATTTCGCAGAACATCTGGAACTCATCCACCATCATCACGTTGGGCTCGCGGTGCTCCGCTGGCCGGCGCAGGGTTGCGTCCCAGACCATGTCGAAGATGAGCTGTCCCAGGGCGGAGGCGTTGGTCTGCCCCATGTGGGCTTCGCTCAGCGGCACGAGCAGGATCTTGCGCTTACGGACTATCTCATCGAAGTTGAGGCCGTCCTTCTGGCTGACGATGTTGCGAATCATCCGGGAGCCCAGGAAGGCGTCTAGGCGGTTCACGGCCGAGTCCACCGTCATATCGGCCTTGTCGTCGAGCCACCGCCATTCCTGGATGATGTCCGGGTGGATGTTGCGGTTGAGCCGCCTCACCTGGCCGTTGCGGTAGTCCTTGTTCACCAGGAGCTGCTTCACGTCGTACAGGGTTAGTCCGTTGAGGGCCGCGGTCATCACGGCGTTCCGGAGGACGCGTTGCAGCTGGGCGCTCCACGTATCGCCGGAGAGGTTCTTGAACATGCCGATTACGTGAGAGGTCACCCGCTCTGGGTCGTCGCCGGCAAGGACGTTGAGGCCTATCGGCCGCTCAAGGTCGAGGGGGTCTAGCCATATAAGGTCATGAATCCGGTGCAGCGGCATGGTCTTGAGGATGTCGCGGGCCAGGTCGCCCTTCGGCTCTATCAGCACCAACCCCATATTGTGATCGATGATCTGGGTCGCCATGTTGTGCAGCAGCGTGGACTTGCCGGTTCCGGACGGCCCGAGCAGCCAGGAATGAACCGTCAGAGCTTGCTCCGGTATGGCTACGCGGCGGTTCTGGAGCTTCGGCGTGTTGCTCGTACCGATGACGATGCCCTGGCTGTCGTGGACGATGGTGGGGGCAATTCGCTTTGCCCGCCGTGAGCCGGAACCGTTGAGCGGCCAGCCACACAGGGCGCTGAATTCCTTGGCGTTGATGAGTATCGGGAAGCCGGCGGTACTGGCCCGCAGGTTGATGCGCTCCCCCACGTTAGGCATTAGACGGCGCTGGAACCTTGCCCCTGGCGCTTCCACGGACTTGAACACCGAGGACAGGTCTTTAACCATGCCCTGCGCGTATTCTCCGGCCGCTCCAAGCCTCGCAATCGCTGAGAAGGTATGGTCGGCCAGAAAGTCCTTGTCGCCGTCTGTAGCGGCTCTTGCGCGGTCTGGGAAGATGCACCATTGCAGCACGGTGGCCTCGCCGGGGTTCATGCTTTTGAACTGTGCGTTCATGCTGTGGGAGGTTCCCTGGACGTCGAGGATGCGCAGAGACTTGGTCAGCGCCGTCATGCCGCCGCCCATGGCCAGCTCCGTGGCCGCCTGCCAGGTGGTCGTGGCCACCGGGTCGTCATCATCGTCTAGGAGTTCCATCGCGCCCTCGATGTGCTCGTAGAAAAGTTCGTCCAGGCGGGCGGCTATCCGGCCCGGCGTGTGGAGGAAATACCGCTCCCCTGCTTCATCGGCGTAGCGCTCAAAGCTCACGGCGTAGATCGGCTGCATGAACTTGGGCTTTGGGAGGCCGGAGAGGGAACGGATAAAGGCCAGGACTTGCTCGTGGCCCATGGTCGAGGGGAAGAAGAGCTCGTAAGTGCGGCGCATTCGGTCGGCCTGGCGCTGCTGGGCAAGTCTCACGATGTGAATCACTCCCACGAGTCCGAGGCCGGCGGCGGCAAATTGGATAAAGACTATTTGGACTAATTGAAAACTTATGTCCATACAGGCATAATACGATTATTGCTGCTTGAAAGAGAGAGATATCCAAATAGGTAAGGAACTCTGTCTACCCGATGGGTACATGAGAGGAGCCATTGCGAGGTGACTTTACGATAGTGGTTTCACACTAATTAGATTTAGCGTTGATACATTAGCCACAATCGGCAAATCCTCGCCTCTCTCTTTCAGGTCGCAAGTTGATTGGTTGATATGGGAACGGCACTTCTAGAGTGGCTTCGCCTCGGTGTACGACGGCTGGGACGTGGTGAGCGTCTATCCCGTTCCCTTACCAGCTCATCAATCACAATCTCGTCGCCCGGCTGTAGGCGTACCAGCCGAGCGTTATGACCACTACCCCGATAAGGATTATCGGCACGTAGGGCTGGATGACCTGCACCAGGAAATTCATCAGGATGAAGACAGCCAGTGCGGTGACCAGCATGGTGCGGAGTTCCTTGAGGTACTTCACTCCAGCTCCCGCTCACGATTCTTAGCCAAATCCTCGCCCATGCGAATTGTGTGGTTTCTCAGTTTCCTAATTTCCCTCTGGGCTTCATTGGCTCTCTGGCGTTCATATGCGCGCCAAGCTGTGACGTGTAAGACTATGGCCAGAATGAACATCCCAACTGCTGCGGTCATGAAGAGCCCATTTTCGGCCTGATGCCCCTCTCGGCAGGAGGGTAGCAGGAGGACGAACGTCAGAACGATAGCCCAGAGCGACCGACGGAAAGCAAACTCTTCCCTCTTGGATGGCTTGTCGTCGCTCAT